GCTCGCCCACAAGGGCATCCTCCAACGCCTGTTCGAGGGTCCGCTTACAACTCTCGTGCTGTTCAATCTCGATGCTCAACGCCGTTCGCCGGGACTTCAGGAAGGTTGCCTTCCAGGCGTGCTGTTCGATCAGCAGCCGGATATTGTCTGTCCTGATGCTGCTCATGGCAGACACTTTATATCTAGTGTGCCGTCGCTGTTGGTCTCCTTCACCACGATATAAGGAGGAAACCCATCGACCTGGAGCGGATAGATCACGGCTCCACCTGGATCGTCGCAACTGGCTCTGACGGTCGTCACGGGGATAAGCTCCCAGTCGGACGATGCTATGGGACTGCCGCTCAAGAGCAGACTAAGACAAAAGATTATGATCGCGTCCATCTTATATTCTCCTTAGTGATTTGGGTCTCTCAGCACCTCGGTCAGCATAGCCGTGGTCTGTGCTATACCACTCTGCTCCCCGGCGAGGTACGCCACTCGGCAGTCTGTTGGCTCTGGCAGGATCGCAAATGCTGCCCCGGCCCCCACCACAACGGCCAATGTGTAAGCTAGTATACTTTCCATTATTTCCATCTCCTCCCGACTCCTTTTTTGAAAACCATTATCATCCCAGGGTCGTCATATCGACGGCCTGCCATCCTAGTGGATAGGCCACGGTCATCAACATCAACTGTCGGCCAACCATCTTTGCGGACGTGCGCGGCCGCTATACGTCCCTCTGCGCGTCTCCTAACCGCTTCTGCTCCGGGGATTCTTTTCTCAAGTGGTAACTTCTCGGTCATGTCGTCCTCCTATAAGTCGCGGGGCGACGGCACTGACCAAAGATTTCGCCGCCCCGCTGTGCGCCATGTCGGCGCATTCTGTTCATTTGATTTTCCTAGCTGCGTCGATGCGTTGCTTGAGAAGCCTGCGTTCCAGGCCCGCCATGCCGATGTAATTCGTCACGTTGAGGGCTGGAGTCGTGCGTCGGCGCCGGCGGCGGTACAGCCAGCGGGCGAACTTTCTGATGATGTTCAGCACTTCCCCCCCTCGACCACCGCATGGCGCCTTAAAATATCGTAGGCGACATTGAGAAGCGTCGGCGACCATTCAGCAGGGGTTCTGACGATGGCCCAGGCCCAGCGGACGTTGCGGGCGATGCATTCGTCTACGAGTCGTTTTGCTTCGTTCATGACACACCATTTTTCATGTCTTCAAGCGATTGACCCGCCTTTAGGGCTTCGTATGCTTCACGTTTAATCCGCCACTCCTGGCCGATATGGATAGCGAACATTCCATCATACTTTCTGCACCATTGGCGGATCGTCTCAGGATGAAAGCCTAATTCGTCGGAGACTTCTTGTATTTTCAAAAACGGTTTCATTGGAATACCCTCAAAATGACCAGACACATAACGCCTGTGGTGAAGCCCATAAATATTGGGGCATAAATATTATACATGAACCAGATCATGGCGCGTTCACCGTTCCGCCGTTTTCTATATACTCAAAGTTGTCACTCCAAGTAGGCGTTTCGTAGATTTCCCAATCGCCTACGCCCTTCAGTCGGCTCCTAATCTTCTTTCCCTCACCAAACGCCGCAATGATCGGGGCTAACTCTTTCGCTCGTTCTCTGTTCATGCTGGCACCCATACGACAACTGTCTGACTGTCCCCTACTCGGATGCCTGTTGGCGTGTCTTTGATGTTGGTGCACTCGCCGTACAACCTGTTGCAGCCAGGCTCGGCACAGCGCGACATCACAGCCTTCGCGTTGTATGGCTTACCTACGCGGAAGGTCATGCCGCATTTCGTGCAAGATGTTTTGATCATCGGATTACCTCCTTAAATGTTACGGTCATGCCCGGCTCGTCGAAGCGCCGGAGTATAAATGCTTTGTTTGGGGTGGTGTCTCGCTTAGGCCACCCGCCCATCCTCTCTCGCGCTGCCTTGCGGCCAGCTTCACGACGGGCTGCTGCCTCTGCGGTCGGCACTAGATGTGTCTTGCGTTTGGTCATGGTTAGCTCCCTAACTTGTCAGTAATGTAAGGTTTAGATTTATCGTTGTCAACTGCGTTCTCCACCCGCCTAAGATCAGCGGCTAGGTTCTTGGACGCTCGGTGACAACTTGGTGAGTAAGATGCCGTGATCCGTGAGCCGTCCAGCCACTCCAGATGGTAGTGCCCAGACGATCTGTACTCCTCGCTCACATCCCGCCACCCCCGCTTAGTGGCTTGGCGCATGATCTTGCGGGTGTCCTTCCTACTCATTGAACACACCATAACGCCGACGAAGGTCTTCGCTATTGCGGGTGAACACACCATCGAACGCGGCGTAGACCTGCTCCGTGGTAATGGCTAACACTCGCCAGGTGGGGCGAGTCTCCCAGACGAGAGCAAGGAGTAGCTCTGCTGGGTAGGTGTCAGTCTTGATGCACTCGACCAGCACATCGAGGTCTACTGGCCGCGTAGCCCACCGATCTTTAGCTCGCTCCTCTACAACTTGTTGCACGTAGGCGTCCAGCGCACCCACCTTGATCCTAGCCCGTACCCCACGCTTGAAGCGTTTGGTATCCCGAAGCCATTGCTTACGCATCTCAGGGATAATCTCCAGCGACGCATCAGGGCGGGCGTTGATACACTCCCCAGAGGGCAAGCGGAACTGGATGCCCTCGAAATACTGAGGCGCACTCTTATGTAGGTGCCTCCAACCCCCCCGGACAGAGCCGAAGCGGTAGACGTTGGTCTTGAACCTAGCCACGCCGATGGGGAAGAACCTCCACATCGACATCGCGAGGGACTGCTTATGGCGCAGCATATGCTCAGTCGGCATGGTGAATGTCATCACGTTGCCAGGGGTTACACGGAATAGCACCTCTGGGCCGCTGCCCCACGCCTCCATCTTGACAGTGTAGGCGTCGCCGTCTTGGAACAGCCGGTAGACATTGTTGATGGGCCTGCCTTTCTCCTTATTGCGGCAGCGTTTGAAGTCATTGGCGAAGTCTTCGTATGTGTTGAAACTTTTCATATGTTCTCCCCCTATCGTGTGAGTTTACTGAGGGTGACAGCGGCGGTCAGGCCACTAAGATCAACGCCCTCAAGTCTGTTATCGGTCTTCTTGCGCTCAACGATCTCCTTGTGCCGCCTCTGCGTGTCGCTCGGCAACAAGTCCCACAGCGGAGGCCATGCCTTGAGCGCTGGAGCCAGCGTAGTGTAGGCACCGAGCACCTGCCTCACCCCTTCGAGGAAGGTCTGCTGCTTCTCCTGCTCCGCTATGATCCTATCCCGGTAAGCCCGGAACTCAGCGGGTAGCGTGCCCCAACAAGGATCATTACCATCGATAGCCACCCCCCGGTACGTGTCGCACGGGACCAACCCTGGGGTTGCCAGAATATCAAGCTGGTTAGGCCACCGCTTAATCCCCGAGAATGGTATCTCACCTGGTCCACCAAAGCTACGGTCAGGGAGAACCATCTTCACCTCGTTGACCGAGATATTTGTCTTCTCGGCCAAGAAGGCCGAAGGCAGCGCGTTCATATGCTCCTCCCACTCCCCGAACATCACAGCGTAGACACGGTCACCCCAGCTGGGGTCTTTCGTATCCTGCGCTGCATGTATTGCAGGGAAGAATAACTCGTTGGCCTTGAGCTTAATGCTTTCCACCAACTCACCGCTAAATCTTACTGTAGCCATAACTTTACACTCCTTTAGTTGTCGAACCAAAAAACGATGCGAGCCTCACGCTCATCATCATCATCATCAATGTTTACGCCACCAGCGCATATAATCTTTATGTTCTGGAACCCTTCGCCACCTTGCAACCTATCAGCGGCAGCCTCGGCAACGACACGCTCACACTTAGCGTACCGCCTAGCGAACTCATCTAGGCTGGGATAAGAGTGGCTATGCCCATCATCGGCCCAGCCAGCGATCATCACCCTAGCCAGTTGTGAAACATCTTCTGGAACACCGAGCGACTCGGGTCTACTCCCGCTCCCTCTCACCCCTGCTAGCTTATCAAACAGTTCGTAGTGGCGGTCGGTGATGCGCGGCCAAGCCCTATCACCTAGCCGCTCAGTCAGCACACCGCTAAACGCAGGTGTGCTCAAGTGGGGGTATGCGTGCACCCCCACCCATTCAGTGTCGTACTTCTCCTCGTACACCATGTGAATATCACACCCCATTAGTTTTCTCCTTGAAGTAAATATCCTCGCCGTCCACCGTGACGGACACCTTACCCAACGCCACTTTCACCATGACACTGTGCATAATATCCATGCGGCGCTCGTATCGACGTAGCAGAACGTGTTGCAGAACGACGAACGCAAGCGCCCCACCTAACGTAATCGCTTCGATCATACCTTGCCTCCTCTCAGTCGCCTTGCGGCAAGGGCAGGATACCCCTCCCGTGACAGCGTACGCATAAACTCAGTGTCCATCTCGGTCGTGTCCTGGCAGGGTCTAGCCTGCGTATGGTGGCGTCTGGTGGTCACGCTGTAGCCAGAACTGTTCTCGTACCACCGACCAGCCGTCCAGACATACATCGGGTAGTGCCCACCGTAGCTGAACACCGTGTAGGTGTCCTCGGCAGTCCACGCACCGTACATAGTCTGGTTGGTGTTAGTGAAAGGCTCCCGCCTTGCGGCGTAGCCACTCGCTGCTCCGTTGGATATTCTCACACCAGTACCTCCTTCACGTCGTTCCCCTTCACCGGTCCCCAGGTGAACAATAGCTTGGAACCGTCGGCGTACTCATACTTCGCTGAGGTACACCTCCCCTCGCTATTGCGCTTCTCCCGGAGCAGCACACCTGTAGGGAATAGCACCCGTGGCTTATCCAGGAACACAGCGTAGCCACCGTAATAAGTCACAGCGCTAGCCCCATAGGTATCGACCACTATCTTACTTGCTATGCTCATACCATCGTCACCACTTCGCCCCAAGGCGCTTCGTCTGCGCCGTTGGACACCCAGAGCACCGGATAGTCAGGCTGCTCACCATAGTCACCGCAGTAGAGATCAGTGAGGACGACGCAGCACACCGGCTCCACCCCTAACTCAGCGATCTTCTCGAAGATGGGGCTGAACGCAGTCCCACCACCACCATGAGCCTCAATGTGAACCTCATCCTCACGGGTGAACTCATCGACGTGACTAATCTCAGTGTCGAAGTAGAGCACCGTGATCTTGCTCGGCTTCTGGTCCTCATGGATGGTCTTAACCTCGGCAGCGAACTGATTAAGCTCATCCGGCCCGATAGAGCCAGAGCAGTCCACCGCCACGACAAGCTCGCCCATTGCCTCACCATCACGGCTCGGCAAGTAGAACCCCTGTTGGATGAAGCGCCGGTTAGGTCTGGCCCACGAACGCTGGTCAGTCTTGCACTTCTCGACAAAGCGTTGGAGCACATCACGCCAGTCCACCTTGGGGTTGAGCACCTCGTCAACGAGCCGCTCCATGCTGGCAGACAGCTTACCGCACATCTTAGCAGCCTGGGCAGCCTGAGCCACCTTAACCTTCATCTCACCCGCAGCCTGGTCTTGCTCTGCCTGCGTCCCTTCACCGTCCTCGCAGTCATCAAGGCCAGTGCCGGAGTAGCCGCCACCATCATCACCGTCCTCATCTGGCAAGATGTTGTAGATGCCGTCGCTCGTCCCCTTGCCAGCGTCGTAGATGCTTCTGTCGCACAGCCCCACCTCAGGCATCTTGCCAATCTTATCATCGACCAGCAGTTGGTTAATGACATAGTCGGCAGCCCTGTTCCACTTGCGGGGGTTGCGCTCATGGCGTCGGTAGTTGTGCTCCAGCATAGGGTGAAGGCACTCATGAGCAACGAGGAATACCAGCTCCTCATCAGTGAGCGACTCGACAAAGCCTGGGTTGAACAGAACCCGCTTGCCGTTAGTCGCTGCCGTCTGCACGTCCTCAGTTATCTGGAACGGCATGTTAAGAGCAATCGTCCCGATGAAGGGATGCTCAAGGATCAAACTCGTCTTGGCTTTCGCCAGTCTTTTCTCGATTGTTACTGTCATCACCACACTACTCCTGTTAAGATTGTCCCGATCACAAGTCCGATCAGAATGATAACGTCCTGCTTATTCATCTTCATTAGGCTCTACTCCCATCCTGTAAGCCGCTCGCAGCGCGGTGTACCTGTCCTCCGCACCCACCTCGATAGCGATTACCTCAATCGATCCACAGTCTAATACCGTGTCGTCTGGGCAGGCACCGGTAATTGGACCGAAGTAGCACCCGCTGCAGCCAACTAACTCAGGCACCACAAGGTACGCCTTCCCTTCCCACTCGAACTCAGGCACCCCCCATGAACACCGACATCTTGTCCATGATAGCCTTGGCCTCTGCCGCCGTGTCGTTGCGCAGCACAGGGTCATTGCGAAGGCTCTCAGGGTGACACTGGAATAGCTTGGACTCAGCGTCCTTGCGTAACTGCTCCAGCTCAGGGTCGTCGGTGAAGTTAAGCCGGGTCAGCATCTTAACGAGGTCAACCGCATCCCGGTAAGTCTCGTCATGGAAGGTCGTCTTGGGGTCAGCCAACCGACCATGTAGCCATGAGACCTTGTCGTACAGTCTTTGCCACACATCCTGGATCGCCGCCTTGCTGCTCTCTGCAACACGTTGCTCAATCTCAGCCTGGATGGTGGTGAACTCCTCGTCGGCAAGCTCAACACGGAAGTCACCAGCCGTCGGCACAGGTAGCACCGACAAGTCCATACTGAACTTGTGAGCCAACTCAGCCGGTGTTGGGTAATCCCTATAGTTATAGAGGCTGCCCAGGAGCCGCTCTGCATCAAGTTTTGCAGCGTCGTACTCACCGATGAACCTATTCACCAGCCGCTCCCACTTGGCCTTCTTGCCACGGTACTCAGTCATAAAGCTGAGGTAGTTGGCGCTGGGCAGGATGAACGTCCCTTCAATACCCCACGGCAACGTGTTGCGGTAGAAGTCCTTGCGGATAGCCGCCGTCTCCTGCTTGACCGCCTCAAGGTAGTCGCAGGTAGGCAGCAAGGACTTGTTGTAGTTCCCCGCCGCCTTATCTGCCCCATTGAGCCGGGCGATCTCGTCGCTGGCCTTACGGTCCAGCTTCTTGGCAACCCATTGGCTAACGCCAAGGTGTACCAGTAGTGCTTTATCACTTAGATGCATCACTTCTCTCCTGTTGTTAGACGCTGCGAAGCGTACCAAGCGGTGAACAAATCCCACCGCTTCCGTGCAAACGCATTGGCCGTGTTGAAACCCGATAGCCGAGGTAGGGTGGAGTCGTGGTTAAGATGCACCCACTCAGCGAATGATCTTGAGCTATCCCACCCATCACCACTATCGTCGAAGGGTGTGTAATACCCCGGACGACCGCTCATGGTCACGAAGTCCGAGGCATTACACGTTGGCTTAACTCCCTTCATCACCGTCCCCTAGAACAGTATGTCTGAGTTAGCCACAGCCCACGTCGTGAAAGCCTGCGTACTGGCAAGCGTTGGGTCTTTGCGAGTGGCGTAGCTGACAGTGAGAACGCCAAACTCGGCGGGCATCCTATCGCAGTAAGTTATCACCCGGCTGAAGTTGCCGTTGTCAGCCCGGTGCGCAATAGCACCGCTGATAGCGTAGAGCGTTGCCGGGTCAGTAGGCACCTCACCACTGTCAGGATGGAGCAGTAGGTTGTCGATGTTAGGCAAGGCCCGCTCAATCTTGCGAAAGCCCGTAAACTCAGCCGCTGCACCCTCACCGACAGCCCCTTTGAAGCAGTCATACTCCGCCTCTGGTGAGACGACGTCGAGGATAGCACTGACACCCTTGACCCAGCTCCGTGGAGTGGGGTTCTTAGGACGCTGCGGATCGAAGTCATGGAGTAGGCCGGGACGGAAGCGGAGGAAACTAATGATGGAAGGATGGACACCGTTCTCAATGGCCCACTTGCACCAGTCATCGAGGTTGACGTCAAACTCCAACTCAGTCTCCCGGTCAGCGAGGTGGCTCAGCACACGGTTAGCACCAGCCCTGTCCTCCATGCGGTTGCCCGTCGAGACAAACGCCACATCAGCGGGGAACTTATGACCGTGAAGCTCCCTTGCGTCGATGACGTTGGCGATGATCTTCTGGATGTCCTGACCACACTGGCCACGATCATCAAGGCATACCATCGTCGGCAGCGCCGGGTCTATCTTCCACCGCTCAGGCAGCTTGTAGCTGAATGTCTCAGCCTGGCTACCCATATCAGGCACCCCGAAGTCCTCTATCAGGCAGTTAGGCGTATGGATGTGCTCGTAGTGCATCCCCATCGACTCTGCAACCTGTTGTGCAACGCTCGTCTTGCCTGCTCCAGGAGCCGATGTGATATACACCGGACGCCGGATGTTCACCAAGTCCTTGAGCGTCTGTATCAGTACTGAGGTTCTCATTTAGTCTCTCCCTTCCAACGATGATGATCGGGACCGGGGCTGACTGTCACCACCCCGGCTAACGTAGCCCTCACGGCCTTCGCAGACGACTTATCAGCGAAGTACTCACCACCGATGATTGCTCCGCTGCTGTCCCGTAGGACAAACAACTTCAATGCTTTGCGCATTATATTCTCCTCTATAAGGTGGCTAATTCCACCACTCTGAGCTGGGTCTCAACCAGCGCAGGTGTTAGAATTATCACACATTCTCCATGATGGAGTAGGTGGTCTGGACAACCTCGCCGCCAGCGCCTCTTGTGTAGACTGCTGAGGCAATGGCATGGTGGAGGTTGCCAGGGTCGAAATATTGCATGGCTGCTATGAAGTGACCAATGACGGGCTGGTCAACGAGGTCAGGGTTAGCCCGGATGAAGTGGGTGAACTCCTCTCTGGTGACGTTACGGCAGGTCATGAGTGGCTGTACCCATCACGCTCAATGCAGAGCACCATGCCACACCACGGCACGACGACAGCACCATCACAGCCAAAGGTCGGCTCGACAGTAGCCATGAACTCGTAGAGAGACGGAGGTCTTTGCTCATTGTCGCTGGAGAGAAGCCTCTCCCACTTACGGACGACAGTATCACGCTGCTCAACGGTCATCTCAATCATCGCTTGTCCCTCCCGAACTTAGCGGCGTAGCTGGCAGCAGTAACCTTGGCATAGCTGAACGGATTAGCCTCCCCTAGGTTACTCAAGAGGAAGGTTGCTTGCTCAAGCACGTTACCCTCGCCATCAGCGTACAACTCAACGCACTTACCATCCTGGGCCATAATGAGGAACACATTACCATGCTCATCACGGTCCGTCTCAATATCAAATCTTCTAACGCTCATCCCACTCTCCGGAGTATATTCCTTGGAGGTATGAGGTGCTGCCTTGGGGTCGGCAACTGGGGTCGTGTTAAGTTTGTACTGTTTCATTGCTATAATGCTCCGCAGTAGGTTGCTGTAAGGCCGACGATTGCCGCCGGAACTGGGCTAACTTGCGCCGGACGGCGGAAAATGTCAAGTTCCGGGGTAACTATGCGGAGGCATAGATGTGGTCTAGCTGTGATAGTTCATTCCACTACCGAAACATGACTAAACCTTACGTGGCTGTACCCATTGGTGAGTAAGGGGTAGAGGGTAACTATGCCAAGATGTAGTTGGAATAGTCGTGATTTCCTAAATATACAGGGGGCTGGCGTTCTGCTTAAGCCAAACTTTACATACCAAAAAAGAGGAATGTGGAGGGTGGCTACTCATTTGATTACAGCTATTACAACTATTCTCTCTAGTTTATAGTATAGTTAATGAGTATGTTCCATGGTATATCAATGGCTTAGGGGTGTAAAGTTGCATAGTTAAAATGCGATTGCTTGTGGATTATCCTGCCTTGGTCAGTGTATAGTTAGCTGTATTACGTAGCAATATCAGACACTTAGCAAACAACTAGAGAGATGTAAAGTAGCTCAAACCTAGGCTTTAATACCGCTTTAGATGCCGCGCTCTGACCTACCGATGTATGGTTCTAGTAATAATAAAAGAAAGAGAGAGAAGGGAGGCCGAAGCCCCCCAACTCCCTACTCCATCATCATCGAGACTATAGTAAACAGGATGACAATGCTTACAGCAGCACCACCCACTACTACGGAGCCGAGCACTAGCTCCCAGATTTTCATGCCTTGCATTGTGTTTCTCCTAGTGGGCGAGGCCGAAGCCCCGCCCGTTAGTGTCAGTATTCCACCAGCTCAATGCTGGTGATCTTGTGATCGTACCTCGCACAAGTAGCTAGGAAGCGCTTGTACTCGGTTGCCAGTTCGCGGATGCGAAACGGTTGCTTCATCGGCTCAGAGTCGTCGAGCCAATGCACTACGTACTTATGGTAGTCCATAGTCCTGTCGTCCTTCTAAAGGTAGGTCGGCGGGGCTCCTAAGCCCCGCCTTCCCTAGGTTACGCCTTAGGCTTTGAGGAAAGCCGCGAGCGCCGCTGACTGAGCCGATGTGTGTGGAACCTTCGGCTTTCCGGCGGCTTTCTTCGGGGCCACCTTCTGTCCGACGGTTAGCTTGCCTTTCCGGCTAAGCCACACGTCCTTTCCGTGGGCAAGCGCCACTTCGAGAGCTCCAACCATCTCCGCCGGAGTCGTCGGGTGCGGATCCATTTCAGCGAAGAACACTCCGCTGCATGGCAGTTCCGCCGCCGCCGCCGCGCCGATCACACGCTTCGCCGCCTTCACACACTCTTCGTGTGTTGAGCAAGGCAAGCCGCTCCCATCTTTAACCACTTTAGTCCCCAACGATTGAGGACCGTTTCTTTCATGGCTTGCCGAACCGAGGATGTGGTTCGTGATGTGAGCAACCAAGGTGCGAGCTTCAACATATGTTTCAGTCATAGTATGTCCTTTCGGGACTAGTCCGCTCACCCACATTGAGTGAGCTTTGGACCATCGAAAGTGTTTTGGTCTTTGATATTCCCGGTCCGGTATTCCAGGTGTTTCCCGACTGACGGGTTGGTGTGTGCCTTTCGATGATTGAACTATGGCAGGTTACCCCATAAATGTAAAGTTTCAACGGTTTGCCTTGGTTTGCTAGGCTATTGAAACCATTGAGCTTTCCGGGCTTCAGCGTGTCGCGGAGGCTCGACGGGGGGGACATGGCTTTCAAAATATTTCGCGCCCCTCTAGGATAGGCGAGTTCTCTTTCGGCTTGCAATTTTTATAACTACCCCCTATAATGCTTATAGTGAAATAATTTATAGGGGGGTCTTATGTTACGCACCGAAGAAATTTTAACCCTGTTTTCATACAGCCCTGAGACTGGGGTTATCACGCGGTTGTCCACAATGCGTCCTTGCTATATTGAGAGGCGGGACAGCCGCGTTATTCTACAGCATGCCGGGAAACAGGTTAATGCCCGGAAAGTCGCTGTTGTGCATATGACCAAGCGGCAGCCCGAGCGGTTCGAGTTTAAGTTTGTTGGGAGTGACCCCATGGATTTACGCTGGAAAAATTTTGAGCAGCGCGTTTTCGGTAGGGATCGAGTGTGCCCTGAGTGCGGGGTGCACCACCAGAAGCCGGGGCGTGGGTTCTTATGTGGGGAGTGCCAGGTAGTATATGATAAGGACCATACGTGGGCTGCGGCGATAAAAGCAAAGTACGGGGTGACCGCTGAGGACTACGATGAGATTATTGCTCTACAAGGTGGTGGGTGTGCTATATGCGGGGTTTCTGCTAGCAGAAAGAGACTCGCCGTGGACCATTGCCACACCACAGGGAAAGTTAGGGGGGTGGTGTGTGCCAAGTGTAATACCGGGCTTGGGTTGTTTGGGGACAGCCCGAAGCGTATGCTCGAGGCCGCAAAATACCTTCTCAAGTATAAGCCCCCCACTTGACACGCCCAGCAACTTACCCCACAATCCACAGCCATGGACACGCTGCCGCTCAAATATCACCCCTGGTCGGACCGTCTCGCGATGGACATCGCGCTTGCCTTAGAGGGTAGCGGTGACGCGTTCGCTGACATCCTACTCCGCCACAACATCTCCCCCGACATGCTCGCTGAGTTCAACCAGGACAGTATGTTCCTCAAGAAGGTGATGCATCTACGGGACGAGGTGCGTGAGAAGGGCATGACCTTCCGCCTCAAGGCGAAGGCCCAGGCTGAGGAACTCCTTACCACCAGCTGGACACTCATTCACAGCGCCGACGTCAGTGCCTCGGTCAAGGCCGACCTCATCAAGTCCACAGTCAAGTGGGGTGGCCTGGAGCCCAAGGGCGATGTTACTGCCCTGGATGGCAGTGGTGGTGGCGTGACAATCCAGATCAACTTGCCGAGCACTCCACAACAAGCTACAGAGCTCCCCACCATCGAGCATATTCCGTGACTAAGCTATTCGACTCCCTGCGTGCAGCACAGATGGTAACTGCCAAGGCGGAGCGGTTGGGGCTTTCCTTCTCCCTACGCATTGTCACTTACCGCAAGCGGTTGCGCAGGCCCATGCAGGTGCGGGTGACGATATATGATTGATACGCAGTACGACGATATCGGTGGGGTTCACCTCATCGAGACCAACGAGTGGGTAGAGCATATCCCGGCCTCCAGCTGCTGGTGCAGACCGGTGGATGCGGGCGACAACGTGTGGGTCCACAACGATGCACGGGAGGCAGACGACGATGTCGCAAATTAAGAAGGCCAAGTTCCGTTGTTGGAAGTGCGCGCATGAGTGGGAGAACGAGCCGGGGCCGACAAGCTGTCCACGGTGCCAGCTTCTCTACGCTACCTGGGTGAACTATGGGCTATAACATTGACTTCACGCCATCCCGCGTGTGCGGTCAGTTCATGGCTGACGACGCTAAGATGCGTGTGCTCATGGGGTGTGTAGGTTCGGGCAAGAGTGTCACAAGCAGTTTTGAGGTCATTCGCCGGGCAGGGGAGCAAGAGCCTAATGCGCAGGGCATTCGCAAGACGCGGGCGGCAGTCGTCCGCGAGACGGCGCGCCAACTCATGGACACCACAATCAAAACATTTCTGGACTGGTTTCCGCCGGGGGTGTGTGGACGCTATATGCGGACTACGAAGACTTACTTCTTCGAGGTCGGTGACATCCAATGCGAAATTATGTTTCGTGCGCTCGATGATGCGGACGATGTGGCGAACCTTAACTCGCTCGAGCTGACCTTCGCGTGGTTCAACGAGTGTCGTGATATCCATCCTGACATCATCGATGCGATGTCCAAGCGCATTGGGCGCTATCCGTCCAAGAAGGATGGGGGGCCGACGTGGCATGGCATGTGGGGGGACACTAACCCGCCGGTGATGGACTCCTGGTGGTTCTACCAGATGGAGCACATCGATCCCAAGGACGGAGTCAGCCCCAACGACAACGGGTGGGCGGTCTACAAGCAGCCCAGTGGGCGGAGTGACTTGGCGGAGAATGTCGAGAACTTACCGGAGGGATATTATGAGACGCAGGGGCGTAGCGAGGAGTACATCAGGGTCTACATCGATGGGGAGTATGGTCTCAGCTCTGCTGGGCAGCCTGTGTATAAGTATTTTCGTCCTGATTATCATATGGCCAGTGAGCGCCTTAGTCCTATCATTAATGGTATCCGCCCTCTTATCATCGGTATGGACTTGGGGCTCACGCCAGCGGCGGTCTTTGGGCAGTTGGATGCGCGGGGGCGGGCGCTCATATACGCCGAAGCTGTGAGTTTCGACATGGGGGTGCAACGCTTCGTCCGGACCGTGCTCAAGCCACTCATCCAGGAAAGGTTCTCGGGGGCGACTATCATGGTGGTCGTTGACCCTGCCGGTGTGCAGCGGGCGCAGACTGATGAGCGCAGCGCCATCGACGTCATCCGAGCCGAGGGGCTTAAAGTTATCGCAGCCAAGACCAACAACGTCACTGCAAGGTTAGGCGCGGTGGACGACTTCCTCATGCGACACGCTGACGGCGACAGTGCATTTCTGGTCGATCCCAGCTGCACGGCGCTCAAGTCTGCCATGATGGGGGGGTATCGCTTCCATTCCCGTACTGGGGCTATTGACAAAAATAAACACAGCCATGTGGCTGAGGCTTTACAATATCTCATGTTACATATTGCATCTATCTCAGACGGTGCTATAATTATGCAGCGTCGAGAGATTAAGAGTCACTCCGCTGCGGGCTGGACATAGCCCGTCTCCCTAGGAGGATTGCTCCCTGTCGTCCTTCCAGACTAACCCCCGCTGGCCCCACCCCCAGCGGGGGTTCTTTTCCCTATTGTGCAAGTTGTTCCTGTGAGGTATAAGGAAGTTCCGAGTTTTAATGGAGGGGAAGCACATGCGGTTTTCTGATAACCCAAAGATGGACCGCAGTGGCCTTTCTGTGCGCGAGACTACTGAGCTGTATATGGGTGGTAAGTATAAGAAGGTTACTGGTCCAGTTGTTCCAGGGGGTGAAATTCGTCTCGCTGCGCAGCACGCTGGGTTGGAGTGCGGGGTTACCATTACTGATATGGAGTCCCTCGAAAAGATTGCTGCGCTAGTCGGTAAAGGAGAGTCCCTTTATAGTGCTGCGCGAGACGTCGCACGCGAGGCGGAGTTCGTGGTTCACGGCAGCATAGATAGGGATAGGGGATACTAGGTGGCAGGACTCTCCTTCCTCCGTGTCGTCGATAACGCAACTCTCGTTAAGCAGGAGACTGAGACTCGTCGGGCTGTCGCGGAGCGCCAAGCTGCGCCTCTTATGGTCGGGCTGTCGGGGTATCTACGGTCTGCGTTCGACGCGGCCAAGCGATCCAAAGACCCAATCGAGCGGGCCATGCTCACTGCCTTGCGGCAGCGCAACGGTGAGTACGAGCCATCCAAGTTATCCAGCATCCAGAAGCAGGGTGGCTCCGAGATTTACATGATGCTCACCGAGGTGAAGTGTCGGGCCGCCGAGAGCTGGCTGCGTGATATCCTCATGGACACGGGCTCACCCCCGTGGGACCTTCAGCCGACGCCCAACCCTGATCTTCCGGAAGCGACTGATGAGGCTATCGACCAGATGCTTGGTGAGCGGGTTACCAGCATGATCGAGCAGATTGGCCAGGCTCCGACTCAAGCGGAGATCGCGGAGTTCAAAGAGGTCATCGCGCAGGAGCTACGGTTCAAAGTGTTACAGAGCGCGGCCACCCGTGCGAAGAAGATGAAGACCAAGATCAGTGATCAGTTTGCCGAGGGTGGGTTCGCAGATGCGTTCAATGAGTTCCTCACTGACCTTGTGACTTTCCCCGTCGCCATCCTCAAAGGGCCATGTGTCCGTCGGCAGCGCAAGTTGTCGTGGAGCACGGACGACGAGGGTAACACCATCGCTGTAGCAGATGAGCAGCTGGCTCCTGAGTTCGAGCGGGTCGATCCATTTAGGTTCTTCCCCGAGCCGGGCATCACGCGGGTCAACGACGGCTATGTGTTCGAGCATCACCCCCTTACACGGATGCTACTGTCCGAGCTTATCGGGGTGCCGGGTTATGACGACGACGCCATTCGTGAAATCCTCAGCATTGGTAATGGCCAGAGCTGGATCAATGCGTCTAAGGATTTGGAGAAGGACGAGCTGGAGCGCAAGCACAGCACTGAGCAGCGCCCGACAGAGATTTTTGATGCCCTCGAGTTCTGGGGCAAGATAAGCGGTAAGATGCTACTGGAGTGGGGGCTCTCCGAAGAAGAGGTGACGGACCCTGCCAAGGAGTACGATGCCAATGTGTGGATCGTCGGCAACTACGTTATCAAGGCCATTCTCAATTATGATCCGTTGGGAGAGAAGCCTTACGCCGTTACGTCGTTCATCAAGTCCCCTGGTGCGTTCTGGGGCAAGGGTATTCCGGAGATCATTGAGGATGTGCAGAATATTTGCAACGCGGCTGCGCGCTCGCTGGTTAATAATATGGGTATCGCTTCTGGTCCTCAGGTTGAGGTTAATCTTGAGCGTATCCCACCGAACGAGGACATTACCCAGATGCATCCGTGGCGCATTTGGCAGGTTCTCAACGACCCGCTCGGCGGTTCTGCTCCTGCAGTTAGGTTCAATCAGCCTGATGATAATTCCGCTTCTCTGATGGCAGTCTACAGCCAGTTCAGTCAGCTGGCAGACGAGCACTCCGGTGTGCCGTCATATCTCCACGGCGATCTTAACGTGCAGGGCGCTGGTCGCACGGCTTCTGGGCTCAGCATGTTGATGGGTTCGGCGGGCAAAAGCATCCGCCAGGTTGTCATGCATATTGACAGCGACATACTGAAACTTGTTGTGCATCGTCAATTTGTGTATAACATGCGGTATGACAAAGACGAGAGCATTAAAGGGGATGCACAGATTATCCCCCGTGGTGCGATTAACTTGGCGGTCAAGGACACGGTCAATACCCGCCGGGTTGAGTTCTTACAGGCGACGGCAAATGAGTTCGATATGGAGATCATCGGTCAGGACGGACGCGCAGCTATCCTTCGGGAAGTTGCTAAGGGACTCCAGATGCCTGAGGATGAGATCGTGCCTACTCGCGAGAAGGCTGCGTTTAACAAGCGCGCCGCTCAGAGTGAGGCGCAGCCATCAATTACACCGCCCAATGGCGGGCGCACTGGTGAGCAGCCCAAGACTATCGACCAGGCTGGCAACCCAGCAGGCGGAACCAATGAAGTGTCTAACCAGTTCACGGGGCAAGCATGATTAAGCCCGATGCAGACACCATGAAAGCATTTGCTCATGTGGCGCAGAATGTGCCTCGCGTGGGGGCGTTCCTTACTCAGTGGCGGACCACTGAGGTAGATCGCCTACCCGATACAGCAAGTAATAGCCAGGCGCTCGCTTCCGGGCGGTGTCAGGTTCTAAAGGAGATTTGTAATCTTCTGAGCGAGGCACCTAGCCATGGATAGCCTCTTCCTTAACTACGCATACCGATAGGAGCGTAAGATGTCAGTACCAGAGCAAGTTCGTAAACAGACTGAGGCCGTGCAACAGTTGTACAGTGATCTCAACCCCAGCACCGAGTCGCCCAAGAATGGTGAAACGGCGGAGGTTGTGGCCATTGCCCCACAGCAAAGCGAGGCCAACCGTGTTGTCGAACCTGTGCAAGCGCCAGCGCCTGATGAGCAGGGTGCCGGTGCGCAAGACGAAACGTTTGAGCAGAAATATCGGACTCTTCAGGGCATGTACAACGTGGACGTCCCCCGCCTGAACGCGGAGAACCAAGCGCTGAACAGCAGGTTGCAGAGCATGGAGCAGCTTATCGCTACCGTGCAGGCGACTCCTGCGGCTGCCCCCGCAGCTCCGGCACCTAGTTCGCTTACGGCGGAAGAGGTGGATGAGTACGGTGAGTCCATCGACATCATGCGTAAGGTCAGTCAGGAAGTTGCTGCTCAGTACCAGCAGCAGATTGCCGACCTTCAGGGTACAGTCCAACAGCTACAGGGGCAGGTTGTCCCCCGTGTTGAGCAGATTGCTAGCCAGCAAGCGCAGAGTGCCGAGCAGAATTTCTGGTCTACCTTGTCTACGCAAATGCCGGATTGGCGGGCGATCAATGATAATCAGGATTTTCAGTCCTGGCTGTTGGAGACTGACCCATTGTCCGGGTTGACACGGCAGACATACCTCGACGACGCCCAGCGCAATCTGGACGTCACACGGGTAGCAAGTTTCTTTTCTTCTTGGCAGTCGGCTACTGGTGCCGCGTTAGCTCAACCTAATCGGTCCGCTTCTACCTCCGAGCTTGAGAAACAAGTCTCTCCGGGGAAGAGCCGCAGCGGCGGCGCTACCCCAACAGGCGAAGCCCGCACATACACACCCAAGGACATCTCTGCTTTCTTTGAGAAGGTCCGGACGGGCGGGTTCGCAGGCAAGGAAGATGAGCGGAATAACATCGAGCGGGACATCTTTGCTGCACAGCAAGATGGCCGCATCGTCAACGCGTAGTTAACAAAAGGAGCCATATCATGGCATACGCTACCTCCCCCGGCCACCCGGCCTACACTGGGAATTTCATTCCGGAAATCTGGAGCGGAAAACTCATCGAGAACTTCTACGACGCCACCGTGTTGTCCGCTATCTCCAACACCGACTACGAAGGCGAGATCAAGGCCCACGGTGATACGGTCAACATCCGCACCACGCCGACGATCAACATCCGGGACTACGTCAAAGGTCAGACCCTGACGACTGAGAACCCCGACAGCCCGAAGCTGCAGTTGCTCATCGACAAGGGCAAGTACTTCGCCTGTGTCGAAGACGACGTCGATCAAGTCCAGTCGGACATCCAGATGATGGACATGTGGTCCAAAGACGCCTCCGAGCAGATGAAGATTGTCATCGACACTGATGTGTTGACCAACCTCGTCACCGACATCGCTGCTACGAACACGGGGCTTACCGCCGGTGCGCAGACTCTCGCCATCGATCTTGGTGTCACGGGTACTCCGAACGCCCTGACCACCTCCAATGTGCTGGCTGAAATCATCAACCACGGTACGGTTCTTGATGAAGCCAACATCCCTGAGCAGGATCGCTTCATGGTCATCCCCGCCAAGATGGCTGGCCTGATCAAGCAGTCCGACCTCAAGGATGCTTCCATCACGGGCGACGGCTCTTCGCCGCTGCGTAATGGTCGGCTTGGCATGATTGATCGCTTTATGATCTACGTGTCGCACAACCTGCCTCTGTCCGCTACCGGTGCTGCTGGTGAGTTCACCATCTACTCCGGCCACAAGAAGGGTTTGACCTTCGCTTCGCAGATGACCAACATGGAAACTCTGCGTGCCGAGTCCACCTTCGGGGACATCATTCGTGGTCTGCAGGTCTATGGGTACAAGGTCGTTCAGCCGACTGCCCTGACTGCTGGCATTGTCACCATCGCTTAGTCCTGAAGGAGGATTAGATCATGGCTACCTACACTGATACCCTCGGGTATAACAAAGGCTCTGCGAGCCATAACGCCAACACCAGCGCGGCTTATTGCGCTACGGTTGAGATGGATTTCGCAGCTATTACTGCAGCTCGTTTGGCGGCTGGTGCTACGGCGCTTGGTGCTACTGATATCCTGCAGGCTATCCATGTCCCAGCTAAGACGTTCGTTATCTCGGCTGGCATCGATGTCACCACGGCGGAAGGTGCCACCCAGACGTTCGATCTGGGCGACGGCACTGACCCTGATGGCTACCTCGATGGTGTCAATGGTAACGCTGTTGCGGGCTACAGCCCGACGCATGTGCTTACTGAAGGCGCGCCGAACGTCATCATCGGCCTCGGCAAAGGCAAGTACTACAGTGCTGCCGATACGATTGACTTGGTTCAGGTCAACGCGTGCGACACTGCTGTCGTTCGTGTCTGGGCTGTTATGATCGATTGCTCCGGTCCGGAGTAAGCTGATTGGTTGGGGGGTTAAGCAGCCCCCCTTCTTTTCTGGAGGAGGATAGCATGGTTACCCTCGCTACGCCGGGCCGCTGGCTCCGGCACAAAACAAACGGTACAATCTACGGGCACAACGATATCCTCGCGAAGAACCCCGCTGTGGAAGAAGTCTCTGCGGAGATTGCATTCCCGGAGAAGCACATCCCTGCCAGTCAGGTAGGGCGGCAGTCAAAGCTGGACTTGTCCACTGACGAGGATGTTGTCGAGGCGGCGAAGCCCAAGAAGTCCAAGGCCGGTAAGGCTGCTATTTCAGCGGACGCGTCCAAGGGCTTACCCAAATGATCCTGAACGACATCATAACAGCGGTACGTCGGATCATCCAGGATGAGACGGTCACATATCGCTACAGTGATGTGTTCCTTTTGGACTTGTGTAACCAAGGGCTGAAGCGGATACA